TTCCCACCATTCTTCTCTTACTTGTCTAATAACATCATCTTCAGCGTGTTGTAATTGTGTATCAAAACTTGCAATACCAAAACCAGCTATATCAGGCTGATATTCCTGAACATGAGATAATGCTACACTAAATACTGAAGTTGCCATTATTTAGACTTCTTTTTCTTTGGTGTTTTCTTTTTTGGTTCGTCTGAAGAAATTTTTTCTTCTACTAGACTAAAACCTTTTAAAGTCCATAAACTTTGATTTTTTTCATAATCAACTTTTTGTCTTTCAATAACTTTATCGCCTTTTTTTAATTTAATCATACTCATAAAACCACCTTATTTTAAAAAGGGGTGGATTACCACCCCTAGTTTTATGTTAATTACTCTATTGAAGAGTCGTAGTGTAATTCAATACCATAAGAGTCATGTAATTCCCCAACTCCGTAAACCGCAGTTGCAACAATTTCATCAGCTCTTAAAGAAGCATCTCTTTGAACTTCAATTTTTAGGTCTTGCATCATAGCTATACCAAGTGCATCTTTTTGGAAAATTGCACCTTTATAGTCTCCTGTAGTACCAGTGTTAGCCATGTTTTTGCTTTCAAAAACAGGAACACCAGCTAATTGACCTATAAAACCAGTTCGTAATGCTTCGTTAGCCAGAATACCATCACCACCAGCCGCAAAAGCTGTATTTCCTTGAGTTGCTAATGCAGATTTAAGATCAAATGCAATATTAGGGTGTAATACTGCAACCATATCTGTCATTGGAACTCCAGCAGTTCTTAAAATTGTTACTGCTTGGAAAAAATTATTAGGTGTAATTGCCGCTGAACCATTACCTAGTGTTGATGAGAAACCATCAAACAAAGCTAAAAGATCAGTATCTATTTTAGTTGCGATTGCCTCACCAAATAATCTACCAATATCAGCCGCAACATTTCTTGATGCAGAATTTCTTGCTAGATCAGTTAGTGTAGTCATAATTCCTACTTCTGATGCTGTTATAGTTGCAGAAGTTGGATTGATTGCAGTGTTGGATAAATCTGAAGCCTCACTTACAGCCGCTGCTGTTACAGTAGGATAAAGAGGGACTTCAACTGATTTTCCACCACCAGCTATGGTATAATTCCTGACAAGAGGTTTCATAATAGATTGCTCTTGTGCAACGAATAATGCCTCAGCTATGATTTCTGTATATAGTTCCGAAATCGTAGAACTCGTTGTTTCATCAGCCATTTGCTAATCTCCTTTTATTTATTAGTTAAATCTATGACAGTGGGTTTACTGTCCCTAGCTCTACGATATTCAGCATATTGCTTTCTATCTTCAGGCTTTGTCATATCTAAATCCGCAAGATTAAATGGCTTTGCGTCAACCTTACCCAGATTTGCCTTACTTCCTGACCCTGATGGGGTTGCTGTTTGGAAGTGAGGGTTTTCCGTAATGAAATCCTTTACATATTCGTCAATACTTTTAAGGTCTCCGTCCTTGTTATATATTGGCTGTTTATTTTCTGCAAGTATTTCTACTTTACCATCTTCATTTAATTTTACATTTGATTTTAACAAATCTTTTACTTGTTCAGGATTGATAGCAGAGTTCTTAGAAGCCGCATTTAATAATGCACCATCAACTTTTACTTTTTCAATTTCAGACCTTAAACCAGATATTTCTTTGTTAGATTTTTCAGCTTGTTCTTTTAATATTTTTTCAAACTCGCCTCTGGCTTTTTGATCTTCTATTTCTTTGTTTTCTTTTTCTTCTAATAGTTTTCTAGCTTGTTCAGGGTCAATACCTGAATACATTTTCTCATATTTTTGTCTTTCTCTTGCTAGTCTTTTATCTATTATTTTATCTACCTCTGATTGAGATATCATTGGTTCTTTTTCTTCTACTACTTCTTCAACTTTGTTTTCTACAGGTTGTTGTTCCTGTTCCGTTTTTTGCTCGTCAGCCATATTAATCTCCTTTAATATATTACATTGTTATCTTGAAATTTATTTATTTCATTTTGTGTTAATTGTCTATTTTCTTCTAAAGCAAAGGCAACAACCTGAGCCAATTCCTCTTGTTGTTCCTCGTCCATATTTATTGTAACAACAGGGAAATCGTTATATTTTTTGTAATATTGTTCAAAATAACCATAAAGTATATCAATCATAATTTGTTAAACTCCTTAAAATAAAAATCATATTCTGCTTTTGTGTTTGGTGCAAAATATTCCATAAGTCTAAATTCATAGTCTCTAAATTTAGCATTATCTGAATATTTTATTGTTACATATTCTGCAAAAGCCTCTAGTGTTTGACTTTCTGTTACAGTTCTTTGTCCTGATTTTAATTTTGTTCCGAATCTTGTATAATAAGTTTTACCATGACCATATCCTATTGCCTCTTTAGTAATAGCACCTATAAAATCGTTAAATCTTGCTGAAAACTGCATATCATAACCACCATAATCTCCACCAATAACTTTGTATTTTAATTTTAATTTGAATTCATATATTTCTCTTTGAGTAATATCAAACATACCAGCCTCTCCCCCTAACTTTTTTGCCTTTTTCAAAGCTAAATATTCTTTAATTTCATTATCGTTTAAAAAAACATTTTCTTTTTCATTTAGTTTTTTATAGTAATTTGCTTTAGCTAAATCATCATCAGGTGCATTTACTAATGCTGTTCTTCTTTCATTATAGGCACTTAGTTTTCTTTGTTTTAATTTTTTACCTAAATCAATACTATCTTGAACAACTTTATCTGCTGATAATGTAGAGATACTTCTTATGTTTTGTAAATCTTTTACATAAAAAGTTCCTAAAACTTTTGAGTTTTTAGATAATCTTTCCCATAAATCTAAATTTTTATTATTTTTAAATAATGTTGCTAGTTGAAAATCTATTCTATGCCCATATTCATGAACAAAAGTCTCAAGCGATTTCTTTTTTCCAATATTAACAACATCATCACTTGGACGATAAAAACCTCTACCTGAGCTTTGTAAAGTTTTTAAAGCTGGTAATAATGATATTACTTTAGATATTTCACTAGATGTATTTCCAAACCCCTCTTTTAATAAATCTCTTTCATCATCAGATACATCTCCAAACAAAGAAAAAGGTTTATCTTCTTGTTGGGTTTCTTCAGCATCAAAAAACTCATCAGCTACAGGTAACCAAGTATGTCTGCATCTATATCCACCTCTTACAATAAATGGGTCTCCCTCAGCTTTTCCATTAGCAAATTGACCGCTTCTCGTATTATGTAGAGTTTGAATTTCTTCTTTTGTGTAAGTTTTTCCACCAGCCGCCCTGTCTAATTCTCTCATACAAAATGGTCTAGTGTCGTCTACTCTTGTCCCTGTATATTTGAATTTAGATAATCCAGCCTCTTCCGCTTTATATACAGTAAATTGACCATCAAACTGCATTACTGAGTCGTGAGCTATTTGAGAAGCATATGTACTCATTGATCTACCTCTTCTATCTACATCTCCTGTAATTATTCCTCTTAGGTCTTTGACCATCTCATTAAAAGGTTTACCAGCTATTGCATTTTGATATACTTGCGTTGATATTTCATTAAGATATCTGTTAGCAATATCTTCAAATCCTTGAAATGATTGAAACTTTAATTGTGTAATAGTCAAAGCATCAGCTTTTGTTAGAGACTTAAATTTATCTGGTATATTTAATGTTCCAAACTCTTCCATAAACTCATTTACAATTTGGTCATAATCCCTGACCAAACTATCGGCTGTAGTTCTATAGGTTTCATCTATGTATTTTTTTAGATCAGTTCTAAGTTCTATTGCTATCTTTGTTGAAACTGCATCAGCACCCTCAGTTACAGTAGATATTTGTGATATTATTCTTGCTTCTAAATCCTCAAGTGTTTTCTTGATTTGGATTTCGTGATTATCAGCTAATCTTTCTAAAAATGGATTTCTTGACATTATACATTAAAGCCTTTTCTCCAAGACTTTATTGCCCAAAAAACAGGCTGTAAGTTTACTTGTCTCCCCTTAGCTCTCATTCTTTTCAATGTAGCACCATGTCTGGCAAGGAATGATTTCTGCCTCGCTGGATTGTTTTTTTTTATAGTCATATTTGGGTCTCCAAAACGAACTATTTGAACATTACCTGTTTTCTTATTTCTGACATAAACCCCAAACTTCTTTCTTTCGCCTGAAGTTCTAAATGGTTTATTAAGGGTTACAGTTCTACCTCTATACTTGGCCATTTATTTTTTCTTTCTTTTTTTGCGTAAATCTAAATCGTGTTTTCTTGAACCCCTTAAAAAACTGTTGACTCGTGCCATACTCCATTGAGCCATTCCAATACCTCGTCTTGAACCTGAAGATAAAAAAGCACCCTGACCTCTTCTATATACCTTTGCTAAAGTTCCATAAGTATATCGCTTTGATGCTTTTGCTTTTTTTCTAAGACTTGCTTGTACTGAAGCTGATAAAGGTTTTCTTCTAACTGCCATTATGCTTTTGTCCTTGCTCTTAGTAATCCTCTAGGAATAAAACCACCTGATTTATATATAGAGGCTACTCGCTTTATTAGACTTGCTCTTCTTGACCTTTTGCTTCCTTTTAGTCCTGACAGATACTTCTTTGGAAGTCCTGAGTCCTTGTCTTTTGGAACTCGTCTTTTTTTTCTTTTCTTTTTTGCCATTACTCTTCTTCTTCGGCTGTTGGTAAGTTTGTTTGGAATTGTCCGATAGTCGTAGAAGTAGCATCAATTTCTTGATGTATTGCATCAATCTTTTCATCATCATCTATTACTGCCTTTGCTATTTGTTTATCTATTTCCTTTGTATATGTGTCTGACTTCACTCCACTAGCTTTTGCCACTTGTAAGAATTGTAGATCAGCCGCATAATCCCTAAGATCAAATGTATCAGGATAATCTATTTGACCATCAAAAGTTTTGTTTTGCCATTTAGCAAAGAAAGACCAAATCTGCTCTTCAGCATTTTCTAATAAATCTGCTTTCTCTGATAATCTAGCATTGAGTAATTGGAACTCTGTTTGTAAAGCAATACCTGAATTGATAGTTTTCTCAGTTGCTCTTACAGAACCCATATGAGTTATTCTATTGATTGCATCTACTTTCATTGAGATAGAGTTCATAATACCATCTAAAGATTGTGCTGAGGGTTGTATAATGTAAGGTTTTAGATCAGCCTGTAAATCTTCAGGCATTTCAATAACTGAACCAGCACCAGCACTAGCTTCTACATTAGGTGTTTTGACTAGACTTGGGTGGTTACTTAATCTTATTAGCTGTTCACATTCTGAATAGTCATTGTAGATAGCCTGTTGTAATTCTGCAACATCAGATAGATCAGATATACCAATAGCTTTTCTTTGAGACTTTTGATTATATAAAATAATCGCTGGTATCTCATTTAAAGGGTTCGGTTGTTCTTCTAATAGTTTTGGCTTAGAAGATGTATATTCTTTCATATAATCATCTACTTCATAAGTTGTAATATCATCTAAAGACCAAACTTTGATTATTGCTTTATCATCAGTTAAATCTTCAAGTATTGTAAGAGATGTAAGATAATATTTACCATT